AACGTATGGAACCGTATAGCTGGCCTTATGAATTTGTCCGGCAAGATTTATACCAAAGAGGTACCGCCGTACAACACAACGGGCAGCGGATACACTAACACAGGCTTAACACCTGCTGGAACTTCTGGCGGTTATATCAATTTAACCAAAATGCTGGCAGCAGGGCGCGTAGGCTATAACGCAGCAGGTAGCGAAACCACATACGCAGCAGACGGCCTTTGGTTTAACAACAGCCAAAGCAACTACGCGCTTGTCGGTGGCGACTGGAGCAATGCCGCGCTTTGCGGCGCTTCTACGCTGAATTTGAGCAATGCCGCTTCGACTACGGACGCGTACCGTGGCGCCTGCCTTTCTTGTGAACAGCCTGCGGCGTAGCCGCCAGCGGGGACACGGGGCGGCCAGCCCCGCATAGATAAGCAGGAACCACAAAGTAAAACATAAAGCCAGGTAGTGTAAAAGCTGCCTGGCTTAAACTATACGGATTTACGGGACGCCGTGGCGCTTGTCGGTGGCAACTGGAACAATGCCGCGCTTTGCGGCGCTTCTACGCTGAATTTGAACAATGCCGCTTCGAATACGAACGCGAACATTGGCGCCTGCCATTCTTATTATTCTTTTACAGATAATGTCCCGTATCTTCGGTGCCACATGGCAGAAATAAGACCGATAAAGGAAGGGGCTAGTACCAGCAACCTGGGAACGTCCTTTAGGTAATAAGAAAGATGAAAACATACAGTAATTTGTATGATAAATGCCTAGACCGCGACTTTATAAAACAAATGATTTTAGAAGCTGCGGCAGGCAAAAAGAAACGAATCGACGTACGCCGGGTTTTAGGCAGCTTAGACCACTACGTAGAAGTCTTCTACAATGTCCTGGAAAAGCAGACCTATAGGGCGCATATCCCGCGTGCAACAATCGTAAGCGAAGGAAGCAAACAAAAGAAAAGAGAAATACGAAAGATTAGATTTTTCGACCAGGTATTACACCACATTGTAGTTAATGCCTGCCATGATGTATTTAGCAAAGGTATGTACGTATTCTGCTGCGGGAGCGTACCAGGCCGGGGCATACATTACGGCAAGAAGTATATAGAACGCTGGATTAAGACCGACCACAAGAATACAAAATACTGCTGTCAAATGGATATACGCCACTACTTCCAAAGCGTAGACCACGAAGTATTAAAACGTGCGCTGCGCCGGAAGATTACAGACAGGCGTATGCTTTGGCTGCTGTATGAAATTATAGACAGTTGCGAAGAAGGCATACCGTTAGGGTATTATACGTCGCAATGGTTCGCTAATTTCTTCCTGGAAGGATTAGACCACTATATAAAAGAGCAGCTACACGTAAAGTACTACGTACGGTACCTGGACGACATGGTAATATTTGGCCGGAATAAAAAGGAATTGCACAAAGCCAGGGCGGCAATAGCTGACTACCTGGCAAACAAACTACGGTTAGAAATGAAGGGCAATTACCAGGTATTCCGGTTAGATTATGTAGCGAAGGACGGAAAGCGCAAAGGCAAGGCGCTGGACTTTATGGGCTTTAGATTTTGGCGGGACAGAACCACGCTACGTAAAAGCCTTATGGTTCGTATTTGCCGGAAGGCGCGCCGGGTAGGCAAGAAGAAACGCCCGACCTATTACGACGCTGCGGCCATGTTATCATACATGGGCTGGATTAAGAACAGCAGCACGTACAGAATGTACGAAGAACGAATTAAACCGCAGGTAAATGTAAAACAGCTTAAGCAGATTGTTAGTAAGAAATCGAAGGAAGGAGCGGCGACCAATGGTTAAATTAAAATGGAAGACCGTACAGGGAACCCAGGAAGCAAAACCAGCAGTAACAGACACGAAAAGCAGCCCTACTACCGTGTATATTCGCAAGAATATTAAAAGGGTACTTGTTACCCAGGCGGACACGAAAAGCGCATACGTGTGGCAGTACGAAGAAGCGGCCTTAACCCTGGCGGAATACGCAGAGTACGAAGCCCTGGTAGCGGAACTGGAAACCCCGGCTATACAGGCATTGCAGGAACAGAATTTTATTTTGCAGGCCGCGTTAGCGGATATTTACGAAAGCATAGCGGAACAAATGAGCGCCCAGGAAAGCACCAACCTGGCAATTTTAGCAGGGTTAGCGGAATTATACGAAACCCAGGAAGGAACGGTAGAAGAATAATGGAATATGTATACGCAGAACTGGTAAGGAACGGCAGAAGCATTAACACGGTACCTAAAAGTAAAATGGTAGCCACCTGCGTGCTTTTGATTATTTCCGGCGACCTTACATACGACCAGGTACCGAGCGGGTACAAAACGAAAGTAAAAGCAGCACTTAAGGCAGAAGGTTACGACGAGAACGGCGAACCTTTAGTAATTGCGGAAGATACCGCGGAATAGAAGGGAGATACTAAAAAATGGATATTGTAAAGACTTTGGCGGCAGCCATGATACACAACAAAATTATTGAACTTGTAGTTATTGCGGTAGTTATGGATACCGTTTTCGGAGCAGCAAGAGCGGTTAAGCAGCGCAGCTTTAACAGTAGCGTAGGTATTGACGGCGCAATCCGTAAAATATCTATGCTTATTTCCTTAGTGTTCTTGTCTTTGGTGGACTATATCGTAGACATTAACTTAATAGGGTTTATCCCGGAAGCAGCAAGAAACTATTTGCCGGAAGGTATGGCCGTAGTAGGCCTGGCGGCGTTCTTCGGCCTGCTTTATTTGTGCTACGAGATTGTAAGTATTCTTAAGAACATGACATTATGCGGATTGCCTGTTAAAAAGTTATGGGAAGCAGTACGCAAGTTCCTGGGAACCTATACAGAAGAATTACCGGACACAGACGAAGCGGGGGACACGAAAGTACCCAGCATTACGGCTACCGCTACGGATAATGTACCCGAAGGGGCATTAGAGGTAAACCCGGACGGTACCGTAAATGTATACGACGACGACGGCAACGTAGTGGGATACATTACCAAAGAAAGGGCGGAAGAACTGGCCGCCCAGGTAACAGAAGTAAAAGAAGAATAACAGGACGAAGCCCCGCGGGAAACCGTGGGGCTTTTTCTTCGTAGAAGGGAAGCAATAATATGGCAAGCAAGAAAGTACAGGCCTTTTTAGACCTTATGGCACCGCTGGCCGTGGCGGATATGAAAAAAAGCGGCGTTTTGGCGTCCGTTACCCTGGCGCAAGGCATTTTAGAAAGCGGCTGGGGAACGTCGGAACTGGCCGTAAATGCTAATAACTTCTTCGGAATGAAGGCGGAATTAAGCGGCAATACCTGGCCGGGTAGCACCTGGAACGGGGATACGTACACGAAGGAAACAGCAGAACAGAGAAAAGACGGCAGCTACTACACAGTCGTAGCACCGTTTAGAAAATACCAGGACGTAGCCCAGGCAGTAGCAGACCACAGCGCGTATTTGCTGGGCGCCCTGGACGACGAAGGCAACTTACGTTACGCCGGGTTAAAAGGGGAAAAGGACACAAGAACCGCCCTTACAATCATTAAGAACGGCGGGTACGCTACTTCTTTGGAGTATGTAGACAAGTTAATGCGTAATGTGGATAAGTACAACTTAACGCAGTACGACAATGTAGAAAGTGAGGGCGAGAACATGGCCGAACAGAAAGTAATTAAAATTATGCTGGATGCAGGACACTACGGAAAGTACAACCGCAGCCCGGCGGTACCTGCATATTACGAAAGCGACTTTACGTTTAAATTTACCAATATGCTTATGGCAGCATTGAAGGCCTACGGCTTTATCGTAGGAACCACAAGACCGGAGCAGGGCAAAGACCTGGCGTTACAGTCCAGGGGCAAAGCTGCGGCCGGGTATGATTTATTTATCAGTATCCACAGCAATGCGGTAGGCAGCGGCGTTAATAATTCCGTGGACTATCCGGTAGCCATTACAATGGTGGACGACGACAGAACGGACAACGACGAAGTAAGCAAAGCTGTAGGCGAGATTTTAGCCCAGGTAGTAGCTGCGGTTATGGATACGAACCAGGCAGCAAGAACATACACCAAAAAGAGCAGCAACGACCGCGACGGCAACGGTATTTACGACGACGAATACTACGGAGTGCTTCACGGCGCAAAGCTGGTTAAGGTTCCGGGCATTATCCTGGAACATTCTTTCCATACCAACACACGCGCAACGGAATGGCTGTTAAATGACAGCAATTTGCTGCGCATGGCCGAAGAAGAAGCCAAAGCGCTGGCAGCATACTACGGCATGAAGAAGCAGGAAGCAGCACCGGAAGAACCGCAGGAACCTGCGCAGCCTGCAACCTGGTACCGTGTACGTAAGTCCTGGGAAGACAAGGCCAGCCAGTTAGGAGCATACAGAGTAAAGGACAACGCTATAAAGAACTGCCCGGACGGTTACACCGTATACGGCGACAATGGCGAAGTAATTTACATGAACCAAACTATAGACACGAACGCAAACAAATGGTACCGCGTGCGTAAGTCCTGGGAAGATAAAGGCAGCCAGTTAGGAGCGTATAAGGTATACGACAACGCAGTAAATAACTGCCCGCCTGGCTATGCTGTATTCGACGACCATGGCGCCGTTTTATACAGAATGGTGGCCGTGTGTGAATATGTGGTACAAACTGGGGATACTTTGGGAGTAATCGCAAAGAAATACGGTACCAGTGTGGATAACATTGTAGCAGCGAACCGCGCGGCATATCCGAGCATTACACCTAACTATATACGTACTGGCTGGAAGCTGGTAATTAAGTAGGCACAGCGTGGAATACAAGGAAGCTGCGGAGAGATTGGCCGCCCTGGCAATATGCAGCGAACAGGTACCAGTAGGCTGCGAGAATTGCCCGGCATACAATAAAGACCTGGAACAGAAGAAACAGCGGGAAGCGTGCAACGCGATACAGGAGCCTGGGAAGATTGCAGAAGCCATAGGCGTGGTAAAAGGATACCAGGAAAGGAAGGGCGAAGCATGAAACCATACATAGAAATAGACTGTAGACGCTGCGGTAATTGTACCGGGGACGAGTGCTTAAAGTATGGAGCGGACGCGGACGT